AGCAGAGCCTCGCGCCTCTCGACCAGCTCGCGCGCCTTCTGGTTCAGCTTCGCGATCTCCGCGGTGAGTTGAGCCTTCTTCTCAGTGTAGGAAGCCATCGTGTTTGAGTCTGCAAGACTCATGCTCTTGAGGACCCTGGCCCGGGCAGGACACGAATTTTAGCTACCGGCCCAACCCCCTTTGAGGCTGAATTTAGACTTCAAAATATCGTAATCAGTTTCTAGACAGATTCCACAAAGTGTTCTGTAACCTCGGCTCCAGATGGGATTATATTTTTCGCGTTTACAAATTAAACAAGGGCTCGGTTGTTTCCAAGCATTATGACGATCTCTAAAATACGGTTTCATACTCGGGACATTATTTATCCAATCTTCTTTCAGAGCTTTGCATCTGATACACTCTTTGTTATTCCTTACACAGGTGAAGACAATTTGATCCTCTTCAAAACATTCTCGGGCATCAAATTCAAACCAGGGTTCTGGACGAACCGTCGTGGTTCTGTGAGTATTTTTAATTTCAAAAATAATTCTAGATTTTTCAGAATTAATAACAGCGACATCAGCGACGTATTTTCCATGAGGATCGCGATATTCAAGAACAACCGAGTCTCCGTCTTTATAAACCATTTCCACTTCGACACCACCACCGCAACGTGGGTTATTACAATTCTGATAAATTGAAAATGGTAATTTATTTTTTAAAATTTCAGAAAGTCTATATTTCGCATCTTTATGAATCTGGCTTTCGTTCGGGTGTTCGTAATATGTGCATTCACGTTTCGACCAATGTGCGAAATGGGGACGGCGGATAGATCCCTTTCGCAATATAACGCGGTCACCACAATCTACACATCTATATAATATATCTTTGGATGCGAGACTTGGTCGACAATATTCACCAACGTCATCCAGCGCACCAAGTTCCATTAAATATTATAAGTATAATATACTTTAATTAGTATGAAAGAGTGCCCATTCAAAGACATTATTGGACGCCCAGGTGAAGGCGTTCACTCCATCAGATTTTTAGGAATTTCTGTGGTCGATACAGCAGTCGTGGTCGCATTTGTGTGGGCTCTTGCAAAGCACATGAAATGGGAATTCTGGAAAGTTTTAGTAATTACACTTATTATTGGAGAAATTGTTCACTGGTATTTCTGTGTGGATTCGGCCGTCATCAAAAAAATAAAGGAACTCATATTAAATGCACCCTCGACACATTGTGCTCAGACGGAAGTGGCCTGAAAGATATTTCACGGGACTTTCCAGGTCCATGAAATTCATGCGCGAAAAGGAACTTCTCCAGCGACGGACGACTCCCTATTTTAAATTAAAATTGAAACGATCCGACCAGGGTGCGACCCGAAAAAAGTCCAAGTGGACCCAGCTCTTCCACCAGACCTGGCCGGGACTAAAATTTAACAAGACCGCTATTGCTCGCAAAACCGGGATAAGTCTATCGACACTGAATACGGTCTATAACAGGGGACTCAAGGCGTGGAAGACGGGCGGGAGCCGTCCGGGCGCAACGGCACCCCAGTGGGCCACGGCCCGGCTCTACAAATTCGTTTTAATTTCTAAAAAGAAAGCCCCGAAGGCTTGGTATATTACACGGTTCGATCCGGACAATAATCTAAGGGGCCCTAACCGTAAGCGATAACTCCCTTGGTTGTGTATATCCCTCCCTGCAGCCATCCAAAGCCGTCCTTTTCAAGGCAAAAAACACTGAAACCCGCGCGTGAAAGTTCACATTCGTTTGGGTAATTTCTATCGCCGCTATCGAGCGTCAGAACTGCGACCGCCAGACACTCTGCCTCTTGAATCAGCTTATGCCGATCTTCAAGATATCCCCAGTTGAGAACCTGCTCGTCACTCTCGATCTCGATCTCAGGGCAAGCCTCGATATCTTCAAGAACCTTGATGAGTTCACTGATCGACATTTTTTGTCTCTTGTGTCAGTCTTTATTCTTGACTTTCACAGGACACAATTTTTTTGTAGGTCTAGAATAAATGAACTATTTGAATGATATAGATTTTGAGGCAAGACTCAACTGGGTTCTTTCCAGTCCGAATAACGCCACAAACAGAAATCAGGCGCACCAAACAGTGGCTATGTGGGAGGCTATACTGCGCAATCCAGGCTTCCGTTTCAACAAGTCGTCACCGAATTTCAGACGGATCCAGAACAAGGTTACGGCAATTATGCGGACAAAAATCGTGCCGACACCTCGGCGGAAAAATTAGTTACATTATATTAAATGATGATTCGTGCATGTGCCCAGCCTCAGTCGACTCCCTTCCAGCTCCCAAAGCGCCTTGCGCGCGCTCGCCGCGTCGCCGAGTCCAAGCGGATGGACACTTTCCGCGAGATTCACGAGGCCCTCAAGAAGACGGCCAAGGAGGAAACCGAGATGATCAAAGGCTTCCTCAAGCTCAAAGAGGAGGAGGAGGTCGAAGTTGAGATCGTGGAGTAAACCCTCTGTAATAATTCTTTTCCCAATTTGTCATTAACCGAAACTGACCGTTCGTTCGATTCTTCATGACGGGCCGATAGTTATTGGACGTCCGGAGGCCGTGAAAAGGGGTCGCTATGACGTTCTGACTTGTATTTTTGGTCCGGCCGATCGGTTTCACATATGGGGCCGGCCGGGTTGTCGTGTAGCCGCCGTTCGGACGTTTATATACGGTGTTGCCGTTCACAGTCTTGAGCCCTCCAAAAAATCCTTTTACGATCTGAATACCGTTCACAGTCTTGAGACCAGTGTTTCTTTTCAAGACTGGCCGGGCCGAATTTGTGAAATTTATATTTGAAGGTTTCACAGAAAAACGCATAAATTTTCCATTGTGATTCTTTGCATTGAATAAAGTGAAATATCCTCCAAAGTAACCCTGTTTATATACAGGTTTTCCAGCACGGTCCGCTCCTTGACGGACGGTCCCGACCCTATATCTATTCAGGTTGGCTTGTGCGGTAATGTAATTATTTCTCATAGGTAATATAAGAAAATAAAATATTCTCAATTATTAGTTAAAATGTGGTCACCTCGTGTGGTTCGACCCCTGGAGATCGGTCTCGGTCTCAGGTTCATTCCACCGAAGGATCGTGGAAAATGGCTCAGGACCGCTCTTGATGGTTCAGGACCTGTCGGAATTAAACTTGGTCAATTTATTTCCAACAGATCAGACATATTCGGTAAGGAACTTTCGGAGGATCTCGCCCCCTTGAGAGACAAAGTGACCCCAATAGACTTTTCGAATTTTGAATCAAAAATACCGAAGGGCGTCACAAACGTCGACCCGATACCCATCGCGTGTGCTTCGGTCGCACAGGTCCACCGGGCCCGGCTCAAGGACCGGTCGATCGTCCTCAAGTTCAAGAGGCCCGGAATAGAAACTCAAATACGCGAAGATTTAAAGATTATAAAAGATGGTCTTAAGATTCTTCAGCTCATTCCTAATTTTGAAACAGAATTCGTAAACCAATGGTTCAATGAATTTGAGAGAAGCCTCATGTCCGAGATTGATTTTCGGACCGAACTATTGAATATAGGAACCTTTCGGGAAGTTTACCGAGACCGTAAAGATGTCATAGTCCCGAGACCCTACTCAAAGTTTTCTAACAATGATGTGATAGCCATGGACTATGTGCCGAGTAATAGAATCCGAGACCCCTTCAAGGCTGACCGGTTAATTAATATGTTTCTAGAACAGTTACTTTATGAGGGAGTAATTCACGGAGATCTTCATACGGGTAATGTAGGTGTGACCGATAATGGGACCCTAGTGATTTATGATTTTGGAAACGTAATTAGAATTACACCCGAGTATAAGACGGCCATAAGAGATTTTGTGTATGGTGTTCAGACTAAAAACGTCGACGAGGTCTTGGATAATATGTTCCAAATGGGTATGATTATCAGAGACCGTGAGGTTACACGCATTTTTATAGAACAATTTTTCAAATATTTAGAGACCCTTGAACTTTCATCCTTCAGTGTATCTTCACCCGAGATGCAGGAAAAGGCGAGCAAGGTTCCGGTCGAACTTGATGCGACGACCCTAACTATACTTCGGTCCTATACCCTTCTCGAAGGTCTTGCCAAAGAAATTGAACCAAATTTTTCTTACCAGAAGATAATTTCAAAAAATATAGAGACTCTATTTTTGGATTTAGATTATATATTATACAGAATTTCCCGGGATTCTGGAAATTGACAACAAAAGGGCCAACTCGTGAATCGAGGTAACCTGAGGGCACCACAAGTTGTTCTCTTTTATTTGATCATAAAAATAGATCGGACGCCAGTTTGGCATATTTCGGACCGCCCCGAGATTTTTGAGAGAATCATCAACGAAATAATAACTTTTGCACGTATCGAATTCTTTGTAAAAATTCACATTAGGTTTGAAATATGCAGTGGCCGGATTTCCACCCGGACATCGGACGGACAATTTGTCGCTGATCGCCAGGGCCGTTCGGTGGACCCATGGAAAAGGCGCATTAGAAAATAGCGTCACATTCCATCCACTCAAAATCAAGTCGTTAATAATTTCGGCATCGCCCTGAAATCCTGGAGTTTCTAGAACCTCGGCCAAATGAGTCATTAGACTTTTGTCATATACGCGCGTGTTGAAATCATTCACGTCTATGCCAAACTGCTTATGAAGTCCCACGCCCGTGTGACCGTGGGCCAGAAGAAGATATTTGTTCAAAAGGGCAGGATCTTTGCATTCGGGCAACTTATTTTTCACATATCGAATCGAGTTGTGTTTCACGTGACTCATAAGGAGCCGGTCCTTCACGACGACCCCGTCCACATCGAGCAATAAACAAGGTAAACTCATGCTATTTATAGTGACGCATTATTTCTCTAACCAGAAAATATCGCGCGGAATATTCATTTTCCAACAGTAATAAAAGCAATCAAAATTGCATTTACTATCATAATCCTCTGGGACTTCACCATCGACCAATTTTATAAATTGAATTCTCTTTCGCGGAATAATAATCTGAATTGGGTCCGTGAGGTTCGCAAAGAGTTTCCGGACGTATTGTGTAAAGAGTTTTGGGGCCGGCATAATGATAATGAAAGGCTTGCCGAGTTGAACGAGTCGTTCGAGAACCTGTGGGATCATAGTGAATGGTGGATTCGATATAACGACATCTCCTCTATTATTCTCAAAAAAATCCTCATCTTGATGGATGACGGTCAGTCCGAGCTCGCGAAGAATCTGACCCGAGCGTCCGTCCCCATAGAAGGGTTCCCATATGACTTTATCCTTCGGGATAAACTGAAGGACGGCTTCCCAAGCTGATTTAGGCGTCATATAGTCATCGTGCTTCTGGAAAGTTTTCGTTTGGAAGCCGGCCATTTATAATTTAAAGGTTGCAGACCTTTAAATGACACAATGGCACTCAATGTCACGCGCCTCATCCCTTCTGCGATTCTTCCCACACGCTCCACACCTGGATCTGCCGGTCTTGATCTCTTCAGCACTGACAACTACGTCATTATGCCAGGCCGTCGTGTGGTCGTCTCGACCGGAATCTCTGTCGGCCTGCCTCCAGGAACCTATGGTCGCATTGCACCTCGCTCTGGACTGGCCGTAAAGCACGGGCTGGACACCCTGGCCGGAGTGGTCGACCCTGATTATACCGGTGAGATCAAGGTTGTCCTTCAGAACCTGGATTCGGTTCAGCCATTCATTATTCGGCCCGGATACCGGATCGCTCAACTCATCCTCGAAAAGTTCGAGACGGTCGAGACAGTCGAGGTGCCGGACCTGCCGGCGACCGAGCGCGGCGCGGAGGGTTTCGGTTCGACCGGAGCTTAAAACTTTCAAGCATTAATTAATTAAATGAATTTTCAAGCCGTAGCTTGGGACGGCCAAGATCACGATGATCAATTCACTATTCGAATTTTTGGACGTTCGAGCGATGGCAGGTCCGTTTCTCTAGGAACTAAATTCAACCCATATTTCTACATTAAAACAAATGCGGACATTGCTCCGTTCATAAAAAGCACATTCTGGAAAGGCCTCACAAAGGTCGAGGTCATTCGGGCGAAAGACCTATGGGGTTTCCAAAATGGAGAGCTTTCTCGATTCATACGAATCGAATTCAAGACGCACCGGGCGATGCGAAATTGCGTCTATTCTATAGAAAATCGTAAATTTTCAGAATTTTCGGGCTCCAAAGTCTATGAGGCGAATATCGATCCGGTCCTGCGTTTTATGCACGTGACCGGAATTTCATCGACCGGCTGGATCGATCCAGGCCTTTGCGAGCCGGATGTCGGTTCCTCGTGCGAGGTGAACCTCTGGGCGCCGAGCTGGCGCCTGATCAAGCCCTTGGCCCGAGATGATATCGCGCCCCTAAAAATTATGTCCTTTGACATAGAGTGTTATTCGAGCACCGGGGCTTTTCCGGACCCTAAGAATCCTCGAGATGTCGTCTTCCAGATTGGAATGACCACGAGGCACTTTGGGTCTGAAGAAATCGCACGCAAGTGTCTGTGTCTGAAGCAGACCGACGCACCCGATTGCGAGAGTTTCGACACCGAGCGCGCGCTCCTCGAGGCGTTTCAGAAGCATCTGGTCTCGACCGATCCAGATATCATCACAGGTTGGAACATCTTTGGATTCGATCTTGAGTATCTGATTGTCAGGGCCACGATTCACTGTGGGCTCAATCCAGTCTGGGGCCGAGTCAAGGGAGAGATTGCAGAGCTCGTGGAGAAGAATCTGAGCTCGAGCGCTCTTGGAAATAATCAGCTCAAGATGGTTCCTATGAAGGGCCGGTATGTCTTTGATCTTTTCCAGGATGTGAAGCGCGAGCACAAGCTCGAGTCCTATAGTCTGAATAACGTTTCGAAGCATTTTTTGAAGGATCAGAAAAATGATATGCCCGTCAAGGAGATTTTTAGCCGCTTTGCCGAGGGTGACCCCAAGCGCCTCGGAGAGGTTGCCGAATACTGTATTCAGGACACGGTCCTTCCTCACAAATTAATGGATAAATTGTGTCAGATTCAGAACCAGATCGAGATGGCCAAGGCGTGTTGGGTCCCTCTGGCCTTTCTGAGTGAGCGCGGCCAGCAGATTAAGGTTTTCAGTCAGATGGCCAAAAAGGCCCAAGAGCTCAATTTCATTATTCCGACAATCAGGGTTCCGAAGGGAGGGGTCGAGAGTGATTACCAGGGTGCGACGGTTCTGGAGGCGCAGACGGGCGCCTACTACGGTCCCATCACAGCGCTCGATTTCGCGAGCCTCTACCCGAGCATTATGTGCGCTCACAACCTATGCTACTCGACTCTCGTGATGGACCCCAAATACGACAATTTGCCCGGAGTGACCTATGAGCAGTTTGGGCCACACCGGTTTGCGCAAGCGCCCGCGGCCCCGTCCCTCTTGCCCGTAATTCTGACGGACCTGAAGGCTTTCAGGAAAAAGGCCAAGAAGCTGATGGCTCAGACCGAGGGAACACCTATGGAGGCTATTTACAATGGTCAGCAGTTGGCCTACAAAATTAGTATGAATAGTATCTATGGATTCACGGGCGCTTCAAAGGGTATGCTCCCGCTGGTCGCGATTGCCTCGACCGTGACTATGCAGGGCCGGAACATGATCGAACAGACGAAGAATTATGTCGAGGAGAACTTCCCGGGCGCAAAGGTTCGATATGGGGACTCGGTGATGCCAGGAACTCCTGTTTTGGTGCGAAACGCAAGTGGTCAGGTGTATATCAAGACAATAGAATCACTTGGTGAATCGTGGGAGGAGTATCCAGGATTTCTAAAAGATGGAACATCCAAAGAAATGTCAAATCTTGAATCATTTGAATCATGGACTCACTCCGGCTGGAGACCTATCCGCCGTGTTATCCGTCATAAATGTTCCAAAAAGATTTACCGAGTTCTTACACATACTGGAGTTGTCGATGTCACGGAAGATCACTCGTTGCTTAGTCCTAGCATAGAACTTCTGAAGCCAAAAGATTTGAATATTGGCCAAAAACTCTTTCATTCATTTCCTCTAGAGTTAACAGTTCACAAAGAAATATCTCACGAGGAGGCATTTATTCTTGGAATGTTTGTTGGTGATGGCTCTTGCGGTATTTACGACTGCCCTTCTGGTCGAAAGGCCACATGGGCCATAAACAACAAAGATATCGATCTTCTCAATAAATGTAAAGAGTATTGTGAAAAGATTCACCCAAGTTATGATTTTGTTATAATGAACACACTTGATAGTTCAGGTGTGTATAAACTTTCACCTAGGCTGGGTTCTGTAATCGAGTTGGCTTCAAACTACCGAAATATTTGTTATGATGGCAAAGCAAAGAAAGTCCCTATTAGAGCATTTGGAAATCCCCAGGCGTTTCTTGAGGGTCTGTGGGCGTCAGATGGATGTCGCCGAGATAATGAAATCGGGGGATGTCACCGGATAGATACAAAGAATCAAGTAAGCGCTCAATGGTATTTTCTATTGCTAAAAACTCTAGGATTCAATGTATCCATAAACACGAGAACCGACAAAACTGATGTTTTTCGACTAACGTGGTCAGAATCATCATTCAGAAAGGATCCGTTTGCCATCAAAAAAATAGATATTCTTCACGAGTCGTGGGATGGTTATGTATATGACATCGAGACGGATGCCGGAACGTTTCAGGCCGGTGTAGGTCAAATGATAGTGAAGAATACAGACTCTGTAATGGTCGAATTTGATGTCCAGGGTCGCAAAGGTCAAGAGGCACTCGATTACAGTTGGGCCAAAGGTTCGCTCGCGGCCGAGCAGTGCACGAAGCTTTTCAAGGCCCCGAACGATCTCGAGCTCGAGAAAGTTTACTGTCCCTATTTCCTCTATAGCAAAAAGCGTTACGCGGCCAAGATGTATGAGGGCAAGACTCACGACGACGGAACAGTCTCGTGCGTTTTCAAGAAGATTGATGTCAAGGGACTGCAGGTCGTAAGGCGTGACAGCTGTCCATTTGTTCGAGAGACGCTCAAGACGCTCCTCGAGATGGTTCTGGAGTCGAACGACCCGCGGCCTGTCATCGAGACGGCTCGCGGGGCGGCCCGGACCCTGATGGGCGGGAAGGTTCCTATCGAGAAACTCTTGATGAGCAAGCAGCTCGGGGCCGACTACAAGGTTCCTATGGCCCACGTGGCTGTCCGGGACAAGATCAGGAAGCGCGCGCCCGGGTCAGAGCCTCAGCAAGGTGATCGAGTCCCGTTCGTCATTGTCAAGGGCAATGGAAAGATGTTCGAGAAGGCCGAGGACCCCGAGTTTGTCAAGGCAAATGGGGTCCTGATTGATTATCACTATTACTTTACGAATCAATTCAAGAAGCCCGTCCAGGACCTTTTGGAACCTTTGGTCAATGCGGACACAATCTTCAACAAGAAATTCCTCAAGAGCGTCTCGGACTCACCGGAGGTCGAGGCACTCAAGGCGGCCGACCGAAAGATCGCGACTTCAGCGGAAGCTCAAGCTCGAAAGGCTTTCCTGGCAAAGTTTGGTGGGGCCTTAAAAATTACCAACCCTTCTTAGGTATGGAGAAACAACTCATCGAAATTATCGAAGAGGACTTTGCTCGGCGCAAGGCCATGTGGACGAATCAGATACTCGAGCGAGTCGCTAAAACTTACGACTTGCCGCTCGAGCGCCTCATCAAGGATTTTGGCTCTGAAGGGGGCCACTTTTGTTCAGGAATGCTCAAAAGCAAGAAAAGATGCCTGAAAACTCCACAGGAGAATGGATACTGTAAATTTCACCAGACCCAGGTTCCCCAGGTATCGAAGCCGGTCGAACGGGTCGAGGCACCTTGGTGAGCTTAGAGAATTGCGGTTTTTATAAACAAATGTCAAAGACAGAATTGCTATTAACGAGCCTTTCTAAATTCTATGACGTGCCCGAAAATCGAGAGAAGCTCCATGATATCCTCGGGCGAGGAAAGGGACCTTCTCTGCGAAAGCTTGAGTGGTTCGTGACGAATTATTCAAAGAATAATCAGACGACGTTTACCGCTCCGAATGGAAAGTTTTTTACGGTCCACGTAGCCTACAAGTCGAGCTTGGACGGCTATTCGAAGAAGCTGTTCGATCCCTTTTGTCGAACAGAGCGTATAGACTTTCAGGGACTCAAAACGACGTGCGGCCAGCTCAATTTCATTCGATGGGTCTTGAGCAATGGTATAATTGACGCCCTCAAAGAAGTGGAACCCTCGCGAATCCCCCTTCGAACGTGAGGAGCGTCACACAATAATAGAAGATGTATAAATTGTAATCTGAATAAATTTGCTTTTTATATTGCTGTAATAGATTAAGTGTAAGCAGAGTCATATTTGATTTTAATTTTGCAAAATTCATAAAGCCCCCTTCATTATACTCCTTTGGTTTCAATCCAAAGGAGTATGTATATATACCGTTCGACGGAATAGACAACCCGTGTTCTATAGGCTGTTTAAATGAGTAATATAAAGAACCTTTAAACGTGCTGCAGATATCTGTATTGTTCAGAGTCAATTTGGCAGTGTCGACAACATCAACATAGTTGAGGGTCCCAGAAGGAAATACTAGATTGTTGGTCGGATATGTATACTGGGTCGAATAGCCGTATCTATATCTATTCATATATTGACGGGGATCTGTATCGTTTTCGAAATTTTTATCCCTAAAAAACCATGCAATCATTTCTACAGGATAATTCACTGTCATCGGAACTGATATATTTGAATTATTAAATGTAGTCACTGAATCTTTGATTATTTTATTTACAATGAAATTTTGAGGGACCGTTTGATAGTAGAGTCGTTCTTCATTTTCTAGTAAAATTTCCTCGGTGACTAATTGTATTGACTGAAAATCGAGGTCAGGGTCCGAGCCCGGGGCGGACCACCACGTGTTTTTGTTAAATGTGAATCGGATGTATAATTTCTGATTCAACATTGCGCACAGAGGAAGGTAAGGTCTCTGCATTTTCTTGGTCTTTCGACGGCAGAAGAAGAATTCAAGTGGAATTATGAGGTTGTTGGAATCGACCGCCTTGTAGAGAGCAGCGATCTCATCCGCATTCAGGAACAGCTGATCCCGAATGAAATACCAGTCATCATAAAGAGTCTCTATGACGGTCTCGTTCGCCATGAGCTCCACCTTGCTCATCAAGGCCCGGCCCACATGTGGTGTATACCTCCCGACAGGTAATTTTATTATTAAATACATATTCGAGAGGAGGTGGCCCATCTCGGTTGGCTTGAGTTCGACAGTGACCGTCTGTCCCTGATAGGTTGGATTGGGTGGTGGGAAGGCGTTGATCCTCTGAAAAATTGCAAAGTTTGTGTGCCTCTTGAATTCAGAATTAAAATTAGAATTCGCGGGATTGTCACTGAGTAGATATGTTTCTTGAGGACCGGTCGCCAAGAGCGAAAGTATCGAACCCGAGCTAAAGCCTCTCCCGCGGGACTCTGTATACGGGTTGACTTTGAACAAATCGTCGAGCCTCGTGCGCTCATTGAGTTCCCGGAGGTAAGGCGTGTCGCCCGTCACTATATTTGGATTTATATCAATCATGTGTGCCTTTAAAAATGTTCCGACTCCTGCTTTCTGTCTGAGGAGCACGGTGGGGTAGCCCCTCACAGTCACCGGATCCTTGCTCTCAGGGACCTGGCCGGAACCCACGGGCCTTAGCGTGCTGTCGGGCGAGAGCGCCAAGGCTCCCGAAAATGTCGGGAGGCCCAGCATCACATACCCGGTCGTTTCAGGTTTCACTGTGAAGTTAAATGTGACAACATTGTTCGCCGAGGTATACGTTCCAAAAACAGGCGTCAGATCGTCTTTATCGGGAGGATTTATGATTGCTTGTTTTATGGTCCCGGAAGGTTGGATCGCCTGATCAGTATCCGTCTGAAAGGTGAAGGCCCACTTGTAGGTTTCCGAGGGCTGTCGTGAAACCCCCGTAATCTGAACACGTCCTTGAATTCCTATGAAAAACGCCCCGCGCCAACCATAACCAACAGGCTGGCTTGGCGTGTCAGAGGTCACGTAGAAGGTGGCCTCTTGGGGTCCCGTAATGTTATAAAATCCATCGACAAACATGTGTCCTACTATAAACTGGCTAGATTATTCTTCCACATTTGAATCACACTCGTCTTCTTCAGAGTGTCGCGCTCACCGGCCCGCGTCTGGCAGAGAGCCTCGAGCCGGGCCACCTCCTCTCGGGTATACTGATACGTCTTGATATCTAGCAATTTTGACCAAATATCCTCGGCATACTTCTCACGCCTGAGCTGAGTGTGGATGTCACCCAGTGGGATATTGAAGACCACAATCTTCGTGTGGATCGCCACGTCACGGATGAATCGGGCCTTCTCTGACAGCCACTGAATCTCCGTGTCGAGCTGCTTGATCAGCCACGCCTTTCGCTTCTTATAGAGCCCGAGCCGAATGTCTATGTAGTCGACCAGAATTTCTTCGGGTGAATTATACTTTTTGACCGCTCCATTTGGACCGATCAAGTGCATGTTCGAGGTGTTGATCGTCTTGGTCAGGCCCAGGTTCTTGATGGGATCCTTGAGAGCCTCGGTTCCCCAGATCCTGAAGTCCGGAGTTGTTTCGGTCGAATGGTTCTCAAACTTCTGGACGATGCCCTTTTCCAGGAGGTCATCAAGGTGCTCCTTGAAGTCCTGGATCCATTTTCCAGGTGGCAGCTCAGTCACGTGAATCTGGGCACCTTCTCGAACGGCCACACCCTCCATAAGCCACGTGTGCTCCTTTGTCCTCGTCATCTTGCCCTTGAAGCCCTTATAGTGAGGGGCCATCGGGGCCATCGCCACACCACTCAAGGCACAATCAATATTGTGCTTAATGACATCGACATCAAATGGAGGAACGAAGCAGCTGAAGCCGGTCCCGATACCCTCGGCTCCATTCACCAGGATCATAGGAATAATGGGTCCGTAAAATTCGGGCTCAACCGTCTGACCGTCGTCCAAAATGTATTTTAGAACAGAATTGTCGGCCGGATCAAAAATCTTGCGAGTTAATGGACCGAGGCGCGTGAAGATATAACGGGCGCTCGCAGAATCCTTCCCACCGGCCAGGCGCGTCCCGAACTGGCCAGAGGGCTCGAGCAGGTTCAGGTTGTTCGAACCTATGAAATTTTGGGCCAAGTTTACGATAGTTCCCTGCAGACTCGCCTCACCGTGGTGATAGGCTGTCTGCTCCGCGACATAGCCCGCGAGCTGCGCAACCTTCATATCACTCGAAAGGTTCTTCTTGAGGCACGCGTAGATCACCTTGCGCTGACTCGGCTTCAGACCGTCCGCGACGTGAGGAATCGACCTCTTGATATCTTCGGCACTAAAGTTGGCCATATCACGATGGATGAAATCCGAGACACCCAGGGTCTTCACGGACCCGTAAGGAATTCCTGGAGACGGATTGGCCATGTGCTCAGTCAGCCACGTCTTTCGATCATCCGCAAGAGACTTGGAAAAGGCCAAGTGCATCGACTCATTCGTTTTTGGATCAGAATTGAATGCGACCGTGAGCTTTTCAATTTGCTTGAAATATTCTTTGGCCTCTGCACTGGTCGAAGTTCCGAGACCCTTGTAGTATTTGACCGGACCGCTCGCGGTCTGTGCCGCCCGGAACTCCTCCTCCGTGAAGAACCAGACCTTTCCAGCCTTGATAACCGGAGTGACCATAGAAACCACAAAACCCATCTCGATAAGCTTTGGCCAATAGACGTGAAACATATTAAGGACCAGACCCTTGATGTGGCTCCCATCCAGATCCGCATCGGTCATAATCATCAAGCGGCCGTATCGGAGGTCCTTCAGTGACTTATACACCTTTCCGTGTTGAAGTCCCAGAATCTTTTTGAGATTACTAAACTCTTCGTTATCGGTCACCTGTTTGACGGTGGCGTCTCGAACGTTCCGAGGCTTTCCTCTGAGAGGAAAGACGCCGTAGGCATTTCGGCCGACAACGCTCAGGCCTGCGATCGCCAGGGTCTTGGCCGAGTCCCCCTCGGTGATGATCAGGGTGCACTCGTGACTGCGGTGGGTCCCGGCCCAGTTGGCGTCATCCAATTTAGGGATGCCCGTGATCCGAGACTTTTTGGAACCATCCGTCTTCTTCAGCTCCTTGTCGACCAGAGAGTTTCCTTTGGACAAAAGATCTTCAAGAACTCCTGAAGAAAAAATATCCTTAATGAATTTTGGTTTAAAATCGAAAGTATCTGAAATTTTTGAAGTGCATTCAGTCTTGGTCTGGCTACTGAAGGTTGGGTTGACTATCTGGGCCCGGACGAAAATGAAGAGGGAGGCTTTGATTTGTGGGGTCTTCACGGTGACCCTCTTGTCCTTGGCGATCTCTTCACAGATCTGTTTGGTCACGCGGTCAATGTGGGTTCCACCCTTGGTCGTTGCGATTCCGTTGACGAAGCTGACCTGCTGAAACCCTCCAGATGTGCTGTGACCGACCACTATGTCGAACGTGTCCGTGTGCATACGGGCCAGAGGGACGTCCCCAAGGTGCTGCTTTGCAAAGTCCTCGAGGGACCCAATCTTGATTTCTTGTTCATTGAATGTGACCCGGGTTTTGGTGCACCACAGAGCCGCGTCCCAGGTTCGCTTCTCAACAATTCTGAAAAAATCAGGGGTCTGACCCCCGAACCTTTTCCAGTCCGGAAGAAATTTGATTGTCACATAGGGTTTGGAAGTTGTGGCGGTCAGAGTTGCCGGGTCAACCTGGCTCATATTTTTGGACCAATTTTGTTCATAAATTTTTCGACCATCACAAATTTTAATTGAAAATTCCTTGGAGAAGACGTTGGCCAACTTGGCCCCGTAACCGTTCCGGCCTCCCGTGACCCGCTGCTCATCATCATTATAGTTCGAACTGGTCAAAAGATGACCGAAGATGAGCTCGGGAATCCAGATTTTCTCAGTCTCATGCATCTTGAGAGGGATGAAAACTCCTGAATTTGTGACTGAAATTGATCCGTTCGAAAGTGTCCGGACCTCGATCGAAGTGACCTTTTTTGGTCCGAGTGAATATTGATCGATCGCATTGACCAATATTTCATCGAAAATTTTCACCAGTCCAGGAGAAACCTGAAGAGAAGCAGACTCAAAGTTGTCTGCCGTTCCTCGGACCCAATAGTGACCGGTCTCGATACCGAGCGAACCGACATAAGTGTCGGGTCTTTTGAGAATATGTTCGACATGTGAAAGACGTTCATACTGTTGCATCGTTTAGTAACCAAAGCCCCTACCCTTTACGTAGAATACAAATTGAAATCAAAACTGCTATGATGCTCCAGATGACGATGTGATCTAGCTTGTCCATTGCCTGAATTTTTTCGGGCTCCAACTTGTCGAACTCTTCTTTGTAGCCCGGGGGCTTAAAGGGCAGCCAGATGTAGCGACCAAAAGGAACAATGGTCGGCTTCAGCTTGTCCTGGCAGTTATAGGAATAATCATACCACGCGAGAGCTATATAGGGAGACCATATGAGGAAGGCCAATACCCAGAGATTCTTGTGGGGTGCGAACCAATAGCCCGCCGCAAGAATCATTGTAAAAATAATGCATTTCAGGTTGAGAGCAAAAGGGTGTCCCGGAAACAAACCACCGGCCATCTCTTACAATTTAAGTATAAAAAAAATAAGTCCAAACAAGAGAACCGCAAAGAACACAATCATATTAAAATTAATTTTGGTTCCAAATAGAGCATCGAACGCCGCCTCGGGTGTAATTGTTGGCTTGCCTATTTTGGCATTCACTATGTTGTGAACCAGGACCGACCACTCGAAAAGGACTATGGGATCATCTGACTCGGGCAAAGGGTTCTCGGCCAGAACCTTTTCGAAGTGAAATCGACAGGCCCCACACGGGAGAACAAGTGGATACGAGTTGACAAAGTTCCTGAGGGCTTCGGGGTCCCTGGAACCTAGACAGGCTGTATGAAGCGCTCCCCAAAAATACGGCCCGAAAACTTCCGGACTAATATTCATTCCTAATTTAGGAATATATTTGTTTTTGCTGCATTTGAAAACTTTCCAATATGCGCCTATACATCTTCCCCCTCTCTGCAAATAGGACACCGGGAGGAGAATATACGCGCTCTCTCCAAATTCTCTGAGCCGCTACGATCTTGTCCTCATCACGGGTCACTGAACCATCGGGTCTCAGGTAACAAGCCTCACCGAGGGCGTTTAAACGCCTCCTCTTTTCGAGACCCCTTGCGAAATCATCCTTGAATTCTTCCTCTATGATGACGCCATTAATCCGAGGAAATGGGTAAGGCATCTTTCTCTTCTTAACGACCGTTCTTTTATTTTCTAATCAACTTAGTAGGAATGATTACGTCAGGTCCACGCAAGTCGGTGCTTAAAGGAAAGCGTAGCCAGATTTACAATCTGGTAAAGAATAATATTGGTGCTGGATGGTTCTGGAATATGATAAGAAATAAGCGCCGCGGCAATAATTATGCTCTTCATAATGCATCTGGTAATCTTGCCGGGTTTGCTGTTATGGGCAAGAACCTTCCGCATCTCGGAGGGTCGACCTACATCTTCTTGATCGGCGCAAGACCAGGACACGGCTACGGGTCACAGCTCCTCGCTCGAATTATTCAAGATGCGAAAAACCGAGGGCTTAACTATATATTTCTGGAACCCACTGAAGAACGCGTGAAAATTTGGTATAGACGATTCGGGTTCACGAATGTTTCGAATGATCTCATGGTCCTGAATCTCAATCCTTAAACAAACTCAGGGTGGCCCGCCATCTGGAACGATGCTCCTGTGTGAAATACGTCAGCATCAGACTCTAGATGACTTGGACCCCATATAGTATGATATTTGGATTCAGGTCCAAATGTCCACCTGTCATCTTCCGGATCGTATATCATATCAGTTTTCACTTCCCAATAGTAATCATCGTAGCCTGAAATTTCAAAATATACAAGAGTTTTTGTCTCTGTGTGATACTTGAAGACCTCTGCATAGTAAACAAATGCTTCATGGACAGGGTGCCAATTGCGATGCAAAGTGGGTCTGAAGGGTGGTAAAACCATTGGTGGAAGTTTTCTGGGTTTAAAACCAAGCGCCCTCCTCGAGTCTATGTCAGCGAATGACGCTATAAGCTCGAGGAGGTCGTAGGGCAACTCGGACCAGATTTTTGGGTCTAGGGACTCCATGTGTTCTTAGTTATTTAGGACTCCGTGGCTTTACATACATTCTAGCCACTCGACGCCTCCCATCTTCCCAAAGACCCTGTCGGGGTGAAAGACGG